GATGAACATTAATTTCACTTGCAAGTTCTGCAAAGTTCATTGAGTAACAAGCCATGTCGCCCAAAGGTGACTTTATTGTGTCTGCATTTTTTAAAGCATCTTTTAAATTAGTCTGCATATTATTTGTTTTAACGTTTGAAAAATCTTGATATTAATGTCCCTAATTCCAATCCAGTTATCCGCTTAACATTTTCTGCTACCGAGTATAATTCTGTACATGCAATCATCATTGCCACCATGTAGGTAATTGGAAAAGGAATTGAAAATGTATTTTTTGCCCCTTCAAATATGAGGATTGAAGTAAAATAAATTATTATTTTTTCCGTGGTTCGATACAATCCTTTACTGCTTATCTTTTGACCTTCTTTTTTTGCCGCTTTGATTCCCGTGACTGTGTCCGCAAAAACTACAAATATTGTAAATAACAGAAAACCTTTAATAGGAATAAAAAAAGATGCAACAAACCCGCAGCAAATACTAAAGGAAATAAATTCCCAGGATTGTTGTAATAATTTTAGAATAATTGATTTCATAATTTTTAGTTTCCTGTCATTTTAATCCAATTTGTTCCGTCACTTACAAGGGTAGCAAATTTGCCGCCTCCAGATGTTAAAATAGATGTTGTTAAAGTAGTACTATTTAATGGCTCTATGTTTGTAGCATTTGAATTTACTGCTCCAGAACCTGAATTTTTAATTACAAGTGTTTTATTAGTATTTCCGCTTGCAGATGGAAGTGTAATACTAACAGTAGAACTTTGATTAATATTTACATACCAATGCAAATAAACGCCAAAACTTGAAGATAAAACAATACCAGGTCCATTAATGGCAAGATAAATATTCACATCATTGCCAGCCGTTGCAGTTAATGTACCACCTGATAAACTTAATCCACTTCCTAAAGTTAAATCAACTACTTGCCCCGTGCTACTTCTTCCTATGACACTTGTAGCCGTTCCCGATGCAGATGCTAAAGTAACTGTACCATTAAATGTTTTATTACCGCCAAAGGTTTGGGTAAATGATGTTACTAATCCTGTTTGACTTGCTCCAGCAGCCTGTACGCTTAAAACGCCGCTTCCTACACTCATTCCAGTACCAAGACTTAATTCACCTATTGCATTTGAAGCGTTTATACCAAGAACACGTGTTAAAGTTGATGTAGTTGCTAAAGTTCCAATAGATGCTCCGCCTGTCAAAGTGCTAAAGCCAGTCATATTTAACCCTGAGCTACCATTTATATCTCCATTAAATGTTTTAGCCCCTCCAAATGTTTGCGTAGTTGCAGTAACCACTCCTGTTGTCGATACGCCAGCATTAGCAATAGTAATATTGGGAGTAGTACCTCCACTTGATGAAATAGGCAATGAGCCTGTAACACTTGTTACCGTTCCATTTCCATTCCCAGTTCCTGCACCAATAGCCGTTCTAAAACTTGCAGCATCTAAAGCAGTCACCGTATTATCAGCGTTAAATCGAGGGAATGTAATGGCTGAAGGATTGGTTAACGTGAACATAGATTGTCCAATAGTCGTACCTCCTAAATCACTTCGCATCCCATCCGCTGCCCTTTGGCTAACGGTGTTATCTGCATTGTATCTAAGAAATGAAATAGCCCCAATGTCAGGCAAAGTAATTGTATTTGAGCCCCTTGTTGTTGGCGTTAGAATAGTTTGAGTACTTAACAATCCCGTAGAACTTGCCGTAACCATGCGAGTGCCAGAGCCTGCAAGGTTGGACAATGTCGTTGCGCCTGTGACGCCGAGAGTGCCATTTACATCAAGTTTATAGGCTGGGTTTAATTTACCTATTCCAATACTTCCACCTCCTTGGTTTGCAACAACTGATAAAGTTGTATCAAGATATTGTCCGTAAGCAGACCCATTCCAATTATGAGCGGTCATTAAATGAATATCAGATGTTCTAACTGCAGCAGCAAAATTGTCAGTTCCAGGTCTATCTGTAAATGTAATTTGCGCGGTTTGATTTTCTTTTAAATTATCTTTTCTTGCAAAGTAATTTAAAATATTATAATAAAATGTCAATCCTGAACCATTATTATTATCTTCTTGTCTATTTATTGTTCCGCTCATTGTTCCACCTGACAATGGCAGATAACTTGTATTGTCATAAGAAATTGTTGTTCCCGTTGCTTTTACAAAACCAGTACCATTTAACTTTAATTGATATGTTGTAGCCGCAACCCCTGACCTTAAATAATTTGTAAGCATTGAAGCCGTATCCAAAAGATTTAATTTAGCCGCAAATCTGGTATTTAAATTAAGCAAAGAGGTATCAGCCTTTCGTAAATATTTTAACAACATACTTGCCGTATCAGATATATTTACTTTTAAATTTATTCTGCTGCTTAAAGATGTTGTATCTGTATTATTATTTATTATTATCGTATCAGTATTATTAAAATTCCAACCACCTTTAGTCTTAATATAGCTAAATAATACATTGTCAACTGTGTCAAATAGATGGTAAGCATTATTTATAGTAGAAGGTTTTAAAGCAGTTGTATCGCTCGCACGACCTCTATAAACCAGCCCATCGCCCGTAGTCTGATAACCTAACCTTTGTTTATTGCCCGTATTTGGGTACTGAGCAAAAAGGCAAACTGATAGGAATAAAAAAAGAATTGAAGGCAATGTTTTTTTGCCTCCAATTCGATTAATTAAACTACTCCCAACTTTGATTAAAACCTCCTGTAATAATATTTCACCTATTTTCCCTAAAGTTTTAAGGAAACTTCTTTCTTTTTTTGGTTTCTCAATCATAATACTATTCCCATTGTGTTATAAATGTCTGTTATTTCTTCTTCATCTGAATAACAAGTTGACTCAGGACAACCGATTGCGCTTGGAATAAACGCCGTCAAAGGTGTTGAGTAATTACATAGTAAATCCTTAATCCTCTTCTTTTTTACGTCTAACCTTTGTAACAAAGTATCTTGATAAAATTTTAAACCCTCAACTCCGACATTTTGCCCATACTCGTTATCCAATGTATATAAACCATTTGTTCCAAGTTGCATAACCATATAAGGGGAAGCCTCATAAAGCACCGCATTAGCGCAAAAGGACTTTAATTGTTTATCCCAAATGTCCTGATAAGCCGTTGATGTAAACGCGGTTGAATTTCCTTTGTTTGCAACCATTGAATCATATAAAGTCAAGCCAATAGCGGGAACAATCCAACGGAACTCCGCATCTTGAATATGAGGGCTAATAAGTGACTTATCAAGTCTTATGTCAGCTGGTGTTGGACGTGCAACCCCACCGCTAATAACTTCACTCGGTTGTATTAATTGGCTCATTGATCGGGGTTGTTTGTTGTATTTCTACGGGTGCATACCCTAATATTTCTCTTTTTTCATTTAATGAAAGATTCTCTTCTACTTTAATTTCACCCATAAAAGACACGGGTAAAGTATTTGAAATACCAAAAGATACGTCTGTGAATGCTGAATTATAAAGCCCTATTTCTTTTAAGAAAGGGTTAATAATCTTTGAAAGCATTAAATTTTGGCGTGGCTTAATAACCGTGTTTTGCAAGTATTCCATTTCTTGCCTTATCTGCTGATTGCTTCCAAGTTGTCCCGAAGTAGCAAAACCAGCTAAAGACTTTGACCAACGATTAGCAACTACAATGGCTGAGGCTGCAAGGTTTTGAAGGTTTAAAAATTCGCCTTCGCTTTCTTTTGAGGTAGGTATAAAATTAGCCTTTAATTTTTCATCTCGTAAAACTTGGACAAATAACTTGTGATTGTTTCCCATTCCTGTAAACTTTGACTCAATGCCTTCAACAAGGCTTTTAGCCTCAACCGATGTCATTGAACCAAAGAATTGTAAAATTCCCGAAGGCATAAAGCCATTTTCAAACTTACTTGTATTAAATCTTTGAATCCTGTATTCAATCTCAGCCCACATTTTCGCTCCAATCCACTCAGGTAAGCCAAAGTAAAAATAACCCGCCGCATATTGTTTGACGTGGATAATTGAACGCTCTGTTCCGTCTTCTAATTTCTTAAACTCAGGGTAAATTGGTATTTCTCTAAAACCTTCCCTTTCATAATAAGTTCCCTCTGTTGTCAACGGTACTTCTTCCCAGTTGTCGTAAATGCCAACAGAACGTATAATTTGGTCTGCCTCGGCTTTCCTTATGCCAATGTTATAAACAGGCACATGATAAATGTAAGTGAAAGGCTGAGAACCAACCTTTCCCCGTACAATTTCTGCAAAGCAATTTCCAAAAGCATCGTAATCAAAAGCCAATGAACCAAGTACCTCTTGCAAATTTTGTGCGTGCAAGTTAACTTGTCCAATAACTTCTTCAATCTCATTTAAAGAATCGTCGGTTATTACCTCACCCTTCATTGAGGTTGTAAGTAAAGTATTAGATTTTCCTTTCATCGGGATAAAGCCATCACCGACAACCATGTTTACTTTGTCCTCAATAATTCGCCTGAGGGTTGGGGAATTGTTTACAATGGCAATAAGACTCTTTAAAAAGTCGTCTTTCTGGGTAAAGAATCTAACCCACTTTGCCCCAGTGAAATCAAGCCTTTCTCTGGAAGGTTCATTAAAAATATCCTCTTGCACTAACATAGTGTTTGAGGTATCCAAAGTTACCGAAGCCAATAAAGGGCTATTGTTTCTTTTTAAATTTCTGTTAGCC